TATTTTAAACTTTCTGAGTTTGATAGTCCTGATATGGTGGGAAGTGGCGAAGCTATGGATAAGGAGTTTTTAAGTAGACTTGACCAAGCACGCTCACTATGTGATATACCATTCAGAATAACAAGTGGCTACAGGTCGGAAGCTCACAATCGTAAGGTTGGTGGGGTTTCCAACTCAAGTCATACAAAAGGTTTAGCGGCAGATATTGCTTGTACTAATAGTGCAGCAAGACATATAATAGTAAGTGCATTATTAAAAGTAGGTTTAAACAGAATAGGTATTGCAGATACGTTTATTCATGTAGATAGGGATTCTTCTAAACCCGCCAATGTAATTTGGACCTATTAAACATAGTACCCTCTTAAACATAGTATATGATAGATAAAAAGCCTTTTAGAGACACTAAGCTTGGTAAGTTCCTTTTGGGAAGTAAATCTACCATGGGTGAAGCTATAGGTGATTTATTACCTGATAGTGGTTTATTGGGTGTTGTGAAGAAACTTATAGATACAGACCCTGATTTAACTGCAGATGAGAAGGAGCAGGCTCATAGGCATTTAGTTGACATGTACGACATAGAGGTTAGAGACAGGGAGTCTGCAAGGAAGAGAGAGGTTAATTTAAGAAGGTATGGTACTGATTGGATGTTTAACGCTACAGGTGTTGTAGGTCTGTTAGCATTTGCCTTCTTAGTATATACAGTTGTTACTACTGAAGTACCTGCTTCTAACAAAGAAATATTTATACATCTTTTAGGTATTGTAGAAGGTGTTGCACTAAGTATATTTGGTTATTACTTTGGAAGTGCTAAAAAAGAAAATGTAAAGTAAATCTTTACTATAAACCACTCTAAAGCAAGTGGCAGTTCACTTTTGAACATACTTACCCTATTATATTTTATAAAATAATTACTACTGCTGTTTCTTTATTCGCCTCCGTTTGAGACTACGGCTCTAAAGTTTAATTAGAAGTCTTTCTTTTATTTTGTAAAGTTAGTTGTTTTTTTTGACATAATCAAGTTGATAACTAAATAAATTATTAACATGTATATTGTTATCTTTATTATATATTTGTTATATGGATAAGGAAGAAGTAAAAAGAATAGCCGAAGACTTCAATAAAAGCATCAGACAAAGGATTGATGAACTTTTGGAGGCTGACAGCAACATGTACACAAACTTAGGTTCTGACTCTACTAAATCTGAAATAGAAGAAGTAAAAAAAAAGAGTAGGGTAATCTATAGAGCTATAAAAGACTTAGATAGCTTTGCGGGTTCTCAGTTGTTATACTATCAAGATAAGGAGTATAAAACTAAAGAAGTCTAATGACTAAGGAAGAGCTACAGAATTGTGAAGGATTAACATACCTAACTTGGGATATGTTTGATAGTCCTGATTCAAAAGGAAGTGGCTTTAGGTTCATGGAAAGAGAACCTGTCCTTATATTAGATGCTATAGTAAGGAAAACCCAAGCTGTGATGAATGTAGAACTTGGTTATGTGTCAAAGCCTGTAGCTGATAAGATGGGGTTGGTTTCTACAGATAGTCATAGAGTTGGTAAAGCTGTAAGATTAAGGTGTGTAGGTCATAAAAAGAGAATGGTAATAATAAAAGCGTTAGTTGAATTTGGTGTTGAGAGGATAGCAGTAAACAGAGAGACTGTGTATTTTGATACTGATGATTTAAAAGAAAAGGCTTTCTATCTATGGTAGAGTCTTAAAAGAATACAATTTTGTCTTTGTATCTTTGCTATTAATTTGTTTTAATGTAAGAAGAGGGGTTGGTGAAAGCTAACCCTTTTTTTTGTTAAAATTATGTTAAAGTTCTTGACTTGTATTAAATTAATATATATGTTTGTTTCATATTAATCATTAAAACAATTATAATTATGAAAACAAATTGGTATTTAGGAGAGACAAAGAACTATGAAAAGTTTAACTTTGTCCTTGAAAACAGAGACATTAACAACTCTAACCTTAAAAAGATTGAAAGCTCTATTTTAGAGATAGGTATTCAAATCCCTATTATTGTTAATCAGAACTATGAGATTATTGAAGGTCAGCATAGGTTTATTGCTTTAAGGAAGAATAAGATGGTTGTTCCTTATGTAATGTCTAAGAACGCTTCTGAGAAGATTATAGCTAAATTACAAGAGAGTAAAAGATGGACTGCTGAAGATTTCTGTAGAAGATTATCTGTTAAAGGAGACATAGATTGCACTACAGCCTTAGAAGTTGCTGACAAGTGGAGCAAGATAACCAACAAGAAGATGAATACAATTAGGTCTTTAGAGTTGTTGATGAGTAGTAGAAACTCAACGGGAATTAAGACTATATTAAAGCAGGGGAAGTTTACAGTTAATTTAGAATGTGCTAACAATGTATTTGAGGCTTTGCAGTTAATGAGTAAGTATGAGATGAATACAAACCCTTATAGTAACAAGATAGTTAGAACTCTTAAAAGATTGCATCATAAATATAATGGTTTAAATATGGATGCTATAGAACACATGGTTAAAAATAACTATATCAAAGCTTATTCAAATGAAGGCGAGCAGTTTGAATACATGAAAAATAAATATGACAGGTCATTAAGAGCAGTTAGTTAATATGAGTAAATTAGCAGAACCATGGTGGGATATGGGGTTGAATCCAATAACAGGATTGACCCCTCCTGCAGGAGCAGATAGAGGAAGACATTTGTCTGAAGAGAAAAAGTATGCAGAAGCATATCCAACATTAGAAATTAAAAGCAAATGAAAACACCAATGCAAGAAATGATTGAGTTTATGAAAGAAAAACTCAAAGAAGATACTTTGCACTATAATACACACCCTTCTAACGGTGGCTTGATAGCTATTAGAATGTCTCAATTTTATTTAGAAATAGCAGAATCAATGCTTGAGAAAGAAAAAGAAGTTATGTGTGAGTTTCAATCAATAGGACAAAACGTAGATTTTTGGGTAAACTATTACGATAACGAACAGTGTTTTGACCAAACCTTTAACACCAAAGAGATATGAAAAAACAACCTTACAGAATAACAATAGAACAGTACGAGTATAAGTACTCAGTAGAAGTAGACCATTCAGATATAGACTTTACAGAATATATAGACCTGTTAAGAAAAATAACCTTAGCAGCAAGTTGGGGTACAGAAGCAGTTAATGAATTTTTTGACGAGTAAACCAATATGTTTACATATATATATAAAAGTAAACAAATATGTTTACACATAAAAATAACAATATGAGCCACGATTTATTAAGTTACAAAGAAGCAAGAATTGAAGCACTATTAAGTAGGATAGAGGAGCTTGAATTAAAGAATGAGAAACTTACTACATACATTTATGAGTTGTGTGATAGAGATTGTCCTGAAGATTACAAAAGAATAGTTAAGGGTGATGTATTCGAGGGATAGTTACTTAGAGATGTTCATGGAGATAAACAACATCTTAAAAGATGGTTTAGTTAAAGACCCAAATAATAAGGTTGTAAAAAACATGATAAGTTTGAATGACAGAATGTTTTACTTTACTAACCAACTCTTTAATAAGCAGGATTCGATAGATATGGAGAATAGATTGCTATATAAGAAGCTCCATGATGTTCAAGTAGAGTTAGAAACTCTAAAGATGAAATGCAACAAAACTTAAATATTATTTTTTTATTAACAATTAATACACTATATTTGACAAAGTATAATTAAAACAAACATTATGGCAAAGAAAACAGAAACAAAAACAGAAGAACTAACTTTCCACGAGAGAGTTATAGCTATCCAAAGCGAATTAAAAGCTCCTAAGAGCCAATATAATTCTTTTGGTAAGTATAGCTACAGAAATCAAGAAGACATCTTAGAAGCCGTTAAACCACTATTAAACAAGTATGGTTTATCACTAACTATTACAGATGAAATTAAAGAAGTAGGTGGATTAGTATTTGTAGAAGCAAGAGCAATCTTACATTCACCTGAAGGAAGTGTAGAAGCTAAAGCACAAGCGGGTATTGACCCTAATCGTAAGGGTATGGATATTGCACAAAGTTTTGGAAGTAGCTCGAGTTATGCTCGTAAATACTGTTTGAATGGCATCTTTTTGATAGATGACACACGAGATAGTGATGCTACAAACACACATGACAAACCCCAAGCCACTACATTAGTGAAGAAGGCTTGGTTAAATGAAGGAACTCCTGAGTTTGCAAAAGCACAGGCATATATCAAAGCGGGTAATAGTATCGCTGATATAAAGAAGAAATACAGTATATCAAAAACAGTTGAAGCTAAATTATTAGCATAATTATTAATTTTAAATTTTATTACAATGGCAAGTTTATTAAGCGTAAGTATTGATGTATCATCATTACCAAAAGAGAAATTCATTAAAGGAAAGAATGGAAAAGTGTATTACGACTTTACATTAGCAATCAATGATGAGTCAAAATATGGAAACAATGTTTCTGCATTTGATTCTCAAACACAAGAGGAGAGAGAAGCTAAGAAGCCTAAGCAGTACTTAGGTAATGGTAAAGTGTTTTGGACTGATGGAAACATCGTAAGAGCAGAGAAGGATGATGCTGTAGCACAGCCGAAAGCAGCTCCTGTTGCAGTAGATGATAGTGGTTTACCATTCTAATCTAAATACCTATTAGGGGTGGGGAGTTAATCTCCACCTCTTTTTTATTACAAGACAAATTAAGACAAAGACAAAAGACATGAGTAATGAATATACTGAAAAAGATTTTAAGTTATTTGAAGAGATTAATAAAAATGGTAGAGTTAACCCCTTTGAAAAGGTAGAATACCCTCCTGTAGCTATATCAATGGGTGAGACAATGATGGGTGGTAAATCATTTCCAATACCACTTGGAACTTATGGCAATTTCAGTTTTGTGTATGGTCCGCCAAAGACCCGCAAGACCTTTCTAATATCACTAATGAGTAGTGTTTATTTGAATGACAAAGTAACTTTTGGAGGTGCTATGAGAGGGCATAGAGAAGGTAAAGGATTATTACATATAGATACAGAGCAAGGGAAGTTCCATGCGGCTAAAGTGTTTAGAAGACCATTCGATATATCAGGTAAAGATAATTTTGACAACTACCATACATTTGCTTTAAGGCAATATAGTTTTGAACAGAGGTTGCAGTTTATAGATTATTATTTATACAATATAGCAGAGAATTTAGGAGTTTGTATCATAGATGGTATTGCTGACCTTGTTTCTGATGTTAACGATATAAACCAATCTAATATATGTGTTCAGTATTTAATGAAATGGACACAAGAGTTAAACATACATATTATCACAGTTATTCATAGTAACTTTGGTAGCGACAAGCCGAGTGGTCATTTGGGTTCATTCCTTGAGAAAAAGGCGGAGAGTCAGATATTGTTAGAGCAGAACACAAAGCATGAGAATATGGTAACGGTTTCATGTAAGAGGAGTAGGGGATTTCCATTTGAGAAGTTTTCTTTTAGTGTTAATGAGTATGGTTTACCGCAGGTTGTAGGAGACTTATACGACCCTTTAGAGGGAATGAATATAGTTAAAGTAGTATAATATGAGAAGAAGTAAAAGTAAGAAGAGAGGTCCTGTTCAATCTAAGAAGATTAATTATGATGGAATTACTTTTGCTTCAGGTCTTGAGAGGTATATGTATATGGCTCTGAAAAAGGCTAAGATAAAGGCTGAATATGAAGGAGAGCAGTTTGTCCTTGTGGAGGGTTTTGATTTCACAAATGAAGCATACGAGAGACAATCTAATGGTAAAGGAGAATATACAAACAGAGGCTCTAAGAAGGTATTACCAATTAAATATACACCTGACTTTATAGGGGATGGTTTTATAATAGAAACCAAAGGTAGAGCTAATGAGAGCTTTCCAATGAGATGGAAACTATTTAAGAAACTTATTGCTGATAAATACCCTAACCATACTCTATATAAGCCACAGAACCAATCAGAGTGTGATAGAACTATAGAACTAATAAAAACCAACAAACTTAAATAATATGCTAATAGTAAACTTTGAGGCTCTTTATGGTCTTGTTTTAGGAATTGATTATGTACATGACATAACACCTGATGGAGTAGAAGATGATGAAGCTCAATATGATTTATTAAGATTTCATTTCATTATATTTGCAATGTACATTCTAATTAAAAGAGATAGAAAATAAATGTTAGAGCTGTTAGCTAAAGAACATACCTTATGGCTAAAGATGGTTATAAACATGGGTTGTTCTAAAGATGTTGCTGAAGATATAGTACAGGAGATGTACTTAAAACTGTACAGACTTATTAAGGAACAGAATAAGATAATGTACAATGATGAAGAGGTTAATAGGTTCTATGTCTTTGTAACACTTAAAAACCTTTATATAGACTATAGGAAAGCTAAGAACAAATATTCTTTTTTTGAGTATATAGAGAGTGATGGTGAAGATGAGGAAGAGGATGTGTTTCTTAATGAAATGACAGATTTAGAAAAAGATGAGGCTTTCACTAATTTAATGAGTAGTATAACAGATGAGATTAATTCATGGCATTTATACGATGCTAAACTATGTAACACTTATTACAAGTCAAGCCTCTCCCTTAGAGATATTGCTACAGGTAGTAAGATAAGTTTAACATCTATATTCAATTCTGTAAAGAACTATAAGAAAATACTCAAGGATAAATTTGAAGAAGATGTCCTTGACTTTTATAACGGAGACTATCATTTAATAAATAAAAACTAATCATGGAAGAATTTAAAGGGGACAAAAGGACTAAAGAGTACAGAGAGTGGAAGGCTCAGTTTGAGGCTAAACAATCAGAAGAGTCAACAGGACTTGGAGACACTATTGAAAAAATTACAGAAGCTACAGGAATTAAGAAAGCTGTTAAGTTTTTAGCAGGTGAGGATTGCGGGTGTGATGCTCGCAAGGAAAAGCTAAATAAATTATTTAGATATAAGCAACCTGAGTGTTTAACTGAAGATGAATACAACTACCTTAGTGAAGTGTTTAGAGTTGGTAATACTACAATACCCTCAGCACAACAAATGAAGATGAATACAATCTATAACAGAGTGTTCCACTCCAATAAAAAGACTACATCATGTGGTAGATGTTTTATGTCAACTTACAATGAGTTGAAGACTTTAATGAACGAATATAAATAATTTTAATGGGATTAATAAGAAGTAGTAAACAAGTAAAACAAGCCATAGATTTCTCAGGAGTTCAGAATGGAGTTATTCACCCTTCAGATGTAGATGCTGTATTAGAGTTTGGAAATAAAGCATTAATACTAATGGAGGTAAAAAGAAGAGGCAACAGGATTCCAACAGGACAAAGACTTATGCTTGAGCGTATAGTTGATAGATGGGATAAGGGGATTGTTTTAAAGGTAGAACACACTTACTATGATGTGGATAAAGACATACCACTTAGCGAGTGTTTTGTTACTGCTTTTTATACTCAAAAAGAATGGAAAGGCTGTGAAAATATCCCCGTAGTATCTTTCCTAAATTCTCTTGGTAAAAAATGGGATATTAAGAAACTTAAAGATATATCATAATGGAAGAAACAAAGACAAAAGAACCGCAGGTTGCACCCGTGCAGTTGGCTTATTTAAAGTCAATGCTTATTGGTCAGTTATGGTTAGAGGCAAATGACAAACTTGTTCATACTACTAACTACAGACAAAACATTAAACAAACATTTAATAGACTAAACAACTCATTGGAAGCTACTATAAAGCAAGGCTATGATGAGATTTATTCTACAGACCCTGAGATGGTAACAAACATCTTAAACTCTATAGAGTCTTTAATTGATAAGATTAAGGGTGGTAACATAGATGAGCTTGTTATGATGAACGCAGTAATAGATAAGTATAATGAAAACAAAGAGTGGTTTACAGAGCATGCAGCCGCTGAATTTTTAAGAATAGATTAAGATGAGAGGTAACGCAATACACTATGAAGCGACAGGGGATTATGATGTAATAGATTTCTGTCAGCATTACAAACTAAACTTCAACAGAGGTAATGTAGTAAAGTATATAGCAAGGGCGGGTAAGAAGGATGATGAACTACAAGACCTTTATAAAGCTAAGGATTATATTGAGAGAGAGATAGCTTTTGTGAGAGAGCTTAGAAACAAAGAGGCTGAAGACTTTAAAGATGGAGTGGTCAGTCCTTACAACTATAACTATAAAGACAGATAATTATGCCACTACCAAAACCAAAAGAAGGTGAATTACAGCAAGAGTTCACTAACAGATGTATGGCGGATGACACCATGAACTTGGAATATCCAAACATACAACAGAGACTTGCAGTATGCTACTTACAATGGAGGGAAAGTTAAATCCCTCCTTTTTTTTGCTTTATAGTTGGTTATTAACAAAATTTGTTTATATTTGTATTCAACATTAAAACAATAGACATGAATTACTTTGATTACTTAGAAGAACCACAAGAGCAGGATTATGAATGTTCTGTATGTGGAAAGCCTATGGACAGGGCAGGAGAATGTTCAACACAATGCTTTGAAGCATCATTAAGATAAACATTAAAACAATTATTATGATTACATTATTAAACGGAGAACAATGGGAAGAGAAGGACATCTTAAAAGAGATGTTACATGACCCATTTTATTATGGACACTTAGGTAAAAACGCATTAAGTAGTTCTGCATTAAAGAAACTAATTGAAAGTCCCAAAGCTTATCAAAAGTCTTTAAGATTTAACAGCAATGCCCAACCACTTAGAGATGGTAGATTAATACATCTAAGCGTGTTAGAGAAGCATAGATTAAGCGAACTTACTATTGTGGATAGTACTAAAGCCGCTAAAGGTTTTAAGGATGCTGTAAAGGAGTTTGGAGTAGAATCTGTTTACACTCAGTCAGAAATGGATAATGCTTATTGGATTGCCAAAGCTGTTGAGGAATGTGATTCTGCCTCTGAATTATTACAAGGCTGTACTTTTGAAGAACCTGCAATTAAAATGATAGATGGTATTGCTGTGAGAGGTAAAGCAGATGCAAGGAAGGGTTCTACCATTATTGATTTAAAAAGCACAAGTGGTGGTATAGAAAAATTTAAGTGGAGTGCAAAGAACTTTTCATACGAATTACAAGCGGCTCTGTATTTAGAATTGTTTGATGCTACAGAATTTATATTCCTTGTAGTTGATAAAGATACAAAAGATATTGGTATATTTGAATGTAGTGGAGAGTTTATACAAAGAGGATATGATAAGATAGAGAGGGGTATATACAACTTTAAATACTTCTTTTTAGATAATAACCCTAAAGACTCTGTTAGAAATTATGTTACACATGACATCCTTTAATATTTACATACTATCTACTTTAACATCTATAATGTCTATACTGAAAGTTGTAGAGACAAATAGTAATCCTGATTCTATTGGAGACAATGGAAGGTCTTATGGCATCCTACAGATACAGAGAAGCGTTCTAAAGGATGTTAATAGGATTTATGGTACTAACTATAAGCACAAACAGATGTTCTCTGAGGAGGCTTCTGAGGAGGTATTTAAGTTGTACATGTGTTATGGTAGAGAGGTATTCCTTAGAAAGCATTGTAGGTTCCCTACAGAGTCAGAGATGGTTAGAATGTGGAATGGTGGTATATATAAGGGTTACACATATAACCAAACTAAAAGGTATTATCAAAAGTATTTAGATGTCAAGAGAGAATTTAACAAGTGAACAAAGGAAGAAAATAACAGATGATGCGTACAGGATAGCTATGCTTGATTTGGCTAATGATTCAAGTAGGGAAGCTATGTATGATATGGAGATGGCTTTAAAGGATTTAGAGAGTAGAGAAATGTATGAAGAGTGTTCAGGGGTTCTTAGAGCTATGGAGACTTATGGATTCATAAAGAACTTCTACATGGTAACAGAAAAAAGTAATTTATCAGATAAAATAAAATTAAACTATGACAGAGACAATACAAAAAGCTGAAGCAGACCTTCAAGAGAAGCTTTACAACAAGATTAAGATAGAGAAGATAAAGCAATTTGTGGATAGATACTATGGGTTTAACATAGAGAAGAACACAAGGAAGGATGAATACATTAAAGCAAGGACTATGTATTACTTTCTAAGTAGAAAATATACTGCACAACCATTATCAGATATAGGTAGTTTGTTAAATAGGGACCATTCTACAGTTATACATAGTTTGGCTAAGAACCACGACTTCTATGCTAAATACAATCAGGTTTATAAGAATGGATTAGCTTCATTTGATGATTATGCCGTTAGATATGTTGGAATGTTAGAGAAGAAACAACAATCTGAGAAAGGTATAGACACAATAGCACTTAAAGAATCTGTTTTGCATTATGAGAACATAAAACTTAAAGAACAGTTGAA